GTGAAGCGGGCATGCTCCCTCAAAAAACGGACCCACCGGGCGGCACGCAGGGTGCGTGGTCACAGTCGCACCTCGTAGAACGGTGCCTCTGCAGAACCAGCCCTCCGTCTGCCCGGACGCTGGCGGCCGGCACGTCGCCCGGTGTTGCACATGCGGCATGCGGCACGCAGGTTGGCCATGTCGTAAATCGATCCGCCCTCACTGCGTGCGATGACGTGGTCGACCTGGGTGGCGCAGTGCGTGCATCGTGGCCCTTTGATCTGACACTCCATGCGGTCACGTGCCAACACGAGGCGACGCACCCGCCGGTAACCCATGGTCCACAGCAGTGGCGTGCTAGCGGCGTCCACGACCACCACGCATGGAGCGCACCGCACCCTGGTGCTGGCGTGCCACATGCGCTCGCACCGTGCTCGGTGCACCGCGTGTGCTACGGCGTGCCGAATATGAAAGGGCGGCACGGTGAGTGCGCCCACGCTGGGCCTCGGATATACCGGCCCGGCGTGCCTGGGACTTGGTAGGTGCTGGGTAGCGCCAGTTGCTACGTGGGCCAGAATGCAGAGCGAATGCGCTACGTGGCAGGGCATTGCGCTGCCGTGCGGTCAGTGCCATGCCGACCTCCTTTGCTAGGTGTCAGTATGCGTCTCCTCTGGGTTGTCGCTCACGTCGCTGGTAATGACCGCAAAGTCTTAAGTCTCTCTTAAGCACAGGTGTGCGATGGTCGCCCCGTGGCAGGAACACGACGCGGTCAGAGCTTGGGTTTGGGCCGGTGTCGGAGTCGTGACTCATTTGGGCCACCGCCCGAGGAGTCGCACGTGGGTGGCCGAGGGTCGGCCGAGCTCGGGATCTTCGACCTGCCAGTCGTAGACGTAGGGGCTGCGATGCCGGCGCCAGCGGCGCCACAGTGAGCGCAGGCGGGTCAGGGCTCCTCCTGTATTGGTGGGGCGGCGGGGCTGGCGGTCGGGAGAATGCGTGCCTGCGAATCCCGACGCTTATCGGCACGGTGGCCAGCCCTCGTCACGCCGTGCCCCCTTCGGCATCCCAAAGACCTTGGATGTATTCGTAGTCCTCAAGAGGGGCGAACACCGGCGCTATAAGACGGTCTCCGACTCCGTACTCATCTTTGAGAACCAGCAGGAACAGCCGCCGCAGCCGCTCGTTCTCTGCCCGCAGCCGCTCGTTCTCTGCCCGCAGCCGCTCGATCTCTGTGACCGCCCAGGCAACGTCGCCCTGCGACTCAGCCATCGTGCGCAGGCTCTCCATCTCCGAGTCGCTCACGGGCGTCCCCTTTCCCTTGTCCGGAGGGGCCAAAGTATCGATCACCGGCTGTACCGCCCCCGCGCCCTGTCGTGGAGGTACTGGTAGAAGCCGAACGGCTCGTCGGCGGGTTCTTGGCCCACCTCGGCGCGCTCGAGCGCCTGGACGGCCTTGCGGACGCGGTTGAAGTGCCATTCGACGCGATCCCATTCGCGGCGCGTCATGGCGGCCTTGAGGGCGTCGAGCCGGCGTTCGAGCTCGAGGGTGGCGCGGTTCTCGGCGTGCTTTTCGACGGGGTCGGTCACGTCACGCCCCGCTTCAGCAATAGCGCGATGGCGTCGAGCTCGTCTGGGCGCCAGACGTAGCTCAGCAGCGTCGTGCAGGTGTTGAGCAGCTCGAGGGTGTCTTTCTGCTCGGCGCTCAAGCGGCCGCGCTCGGTCTTGAGCTCGGTCAGGATGAGCGTCGGCGGTCTGACCAGGGCGAGATCGGGCCAACCGGGTGTGCTGTAAGGCGAGAAGCTGGTCGAGTAGGGGCGCCAGCCGTAGGCCCGGGCGAGGTCGAGGATCTGCCGGCGCCATTGGGCCTCGTTCATTAGTACGCGTCTGGGTCAAACAGAGCCGGCGCCATGTCACAAGGCTCGTCGCCGCGCCAGATAGCCCAACCGCGGAGCTTGAGCGCCCACTGCTCGGGTGTCAGCTTGCCCTTCTCGGTGTTGCAGGTCGCGCAGCACACTTTGACGTTGACCGCGTAGAAGGGCTCGGCGACGGGATCGACAATGTCGAGGGTGATCACTGACAACCCGCTCGCGACGAGCATGTTTTCGTAGGGCAAGCGGCAATAAGGGCAGGTGTTCTCGTAGGCGTGCTCGAGGTCGTGAGCGATGCGCGGCGGATCCCACTGATAGCGACGTCGAAACTCTGGCGTCGGTAGGCCGAAATTCTCGGCGTGCCGGTACGTAGTGGATTTGCCCTTCTCGAGCCACCGATCCTCAGAGGCGCGGAGAGTGCGGGCAGTGATCTCGCAACCGACGCAGGTATAGAAGCGACGGCGACCGTTATTCGCGCGCGAATAATCCCGGAAGAACACCGCAGCAACCTCAGGCGGGTAGAGCCGTTTGCAAGGGCCGTCACAGTGCACGCCGTGCATGCTGATCTCCTCATGTGTGACCGACACTGGTGATTCACGCCGGCGCCTCCTCGTCGGCGATGGAACGTTGAAGCGCCGCGCGGATCTCAGCGACCTTCTCGGGGACCGCGGGATCCACAGGCGGGAACTCGGTCGCGGTGGAGCCGCCGCGCGGTTCTATGATGGTTAATTCCTTATGTGGCCTCTTTTTTGTACTGAGCGCCACCCTTTTTGGTACTGAGCGCCACCCTTTCGCGTCCTGAAACAGTGGCGCTGTGCCACCCTTTGTGGAAAAGTCCGGTGAGATATCCACAGCCAGCAGGACTTGGTAAACCGTCGTGACATGACGACCGCCGCCCGTCGTGGTGCGCCTCAGTTCGCCGGCGAGCACCGCCTCGTCGAGAGAACGCTTGACCGTCCGACGGTGAAGGCCGGTCTTCTGCGCCAGGCGGTCGATCGCCGGCCAGGCGTAGCCGTCGTGGTCCGCATGGTCCGCGAGTGCAAGCAGCACCAGCCGCGGCACGGGGGGCAGGTTGGAGCATTCGAAGACGGCGGCTATGGCACGGACGCTCACCAGGTCGGGTCGCCCTTCTCGCCCCGCTTGGCCTCGCGCAGCATGGCGACCTGCTCGGCCTCGTCCCACGCTTCGCGGACGGTGGCGATCATGTCAGGGGTGCCCGAGGTGTTCACGAGGGCGATGTCGAGCTCGGAGTGGCAGACCGGGCAGATCACTACTCGAAAAGCGTCAACTGCTCGTCGGTCGAACCTGTGGCCTTGAGCGACAAGGTCATGACGCTGTTTTTGAGATCTCGTTTCCAGATGGCCGTCTCGATCTGCAGCCCAATCGGCGCCAACAGCTTCGACAACGCATCTTCTACGGCCACTACTGAATCAAGACGATCGGGCATCTGGAACCTCTCTTCATCCGTCGTAGGTGTCGCTGTCCAGTGCGGCCTCTTCTTCGAGCTGGCCGAGGCGGGCCGCCATCGCAGCGAAATCGCGCAACGTGGCCGGTGGCCAGTCCATGTTGGAGGCGCGGCGCCAATCCTTGAAGGCCGTCCGATACGGCGGGTCGAGGTCCATGAGTCGCGCCTCGAGCTCGGCGACGCCCTTGGACAGCCCGGCGTCACCACTATCGTCAGTCGGCCCTTCGTCGCGCCTCCCCGCCGGAGCGCGGCGCGGGGCCTGTTGCTTGCGCCCGAGGCCGCTCGTCGGCTGGTCGCTCATCTCCTCGGCGCTCACCTCGCCCAGGCCGAACAGGTCGCTGAAGGCGCGGTTCTTGGCGCGGGTGTGCGCGGTGGCGGGCAGGTCGTGCTCGGGATTGTTGAAGTGCCGCTCGAAGATCGACGCCAGCCCGACACCCACCGCTGAGCGTCCGTTGGGAGCCAGGGCGCGCACGACGAACTCGGCGCGGATGATGCGGCCGGTCTCTAGGTCGCGGTCGTAGACCTTGTCGACGATCTCGTCGCTGACGTTAAAGGCGGCGGCCAATTTCCTCCAGGCCGATTTGGTCTTGTACCGCTTGCCGCCGATGCGCTGGTAGTCGGACTCGTCGAGCAGGGCGGTGGACAGCTCGAGGTAGGCGCGCTGGAGCGCGACGACGTCGGCGACGGGGGCGGCAGAAAGTAAGTCGGGGCGGGTGGCTGGAACGGCGACGATCTCGCCAGCGGGAGTGATGACCTCGCTCACTCCCCCGCCGCCCCCTGGGCTGGCTTAACAGGTTGGCGAATGGCGTCAATGTCTTGGGAGCGGAAACGCCGCTGCCCGCCGGGGGTCAACCAGAACGGGACCTTGCCCTCGTCAGCCCACCGGATGAGCGTGAGGCGGTGCACACCGAGAATGTCGGCAGCGGCCTGGGTACTGAGGTCAGGCATCTGAGCACAGTGTCATAAATCGTAACAATACACAAGGCTTTTTGTGACGTACTTCTTGTCACAGACCGTCGTGCCCTGTAACATCTTGCATATGCCATCGGCGAAAGGCGAAATCGAGAAGGGTTTCCAGGACGCCCTGAGGGCCAGCACCGAGATGGCCCGGGCCATCGAGCAGACAACCAAGCTGGCTGCAGATGTCCGCGCCAACTCGGCGGCCGTCCTTCGAGCCGTGAAGAGCTACCGCCAGTTCACCGACGCTGTCCTGGCTATGCGGGCGGCTGGAGAGATGAGCCGGGGCGCCGTGCAGAGCTACATGTCCGGCCGGGCTGCTCTGACTGTGGACAAGATGGCGGTGTTCGCCGAGGCGCTGGCGATCACGCCGAAGTTGTTTTTCGACCCGCCCGACGTGGCATTGCGCTGGGTCCTGGACAACAGCCCGAACCCACCGGAACCACCGCCTACGAACAGGAGTTTGCCCTCTACCAAATGGTATCGGCACACGTTGGCAGCGGCCTGAGGAGGCGGTTAGAAACACGCCCGTTCTAGGGGGGGCGATCATGGAGACACTACGGGGAGCGACGAAGCGGTGGCTCCGAGAACGGGTGCTCGGTGGCGAGATCACCCCACGCACCGCCCGGATCCTCGAGTACCGACTGGCCGGGCTCCTAGAACGCTCCGGAGAGCTGCCCATGGCCAACCTCGACCGGACGGCCGTGCGGGCCTGGGGCCAGCGCATCGGGCGGTTGAGCCCGGCCACCCGGCGGCTCTACCGCTCCACGCTCGTGTGCCTGTGCCGCTGGGCGACAGAGGAGAGCATGCTCAGAGAGGACCCGAGCGCACACCTGCCCAAGGTGCGCGAACCGGGGCGCGTGCCTCGAGCCCGGCCGTCGTCCGACGTCGCCGCGGTGCTGGGCGCCGCCACCCGCACCCGCGATCGCCTCATCGTGGTGGTCATGGTGCAGATGGGCCTGCGGTGTTGCGAGGTGGCCCGCGCCGAGCTCGCCGACTACGACCCGGCCGCGGCGACGCTCTTGGTGCGGGGCAAGGGCGGTGAGGAACGGGTACTGCCGGTGCCGCCGCCCGTCGTCGACGCCATTTGTGCCTACCGGGACCAGATCGGTTGGTTCGCCGGCCCGCTCGTCTGCACCCTGCACTCGGGGCACTGGGCCCTCAGCTCGGCCGCCGTGGCGCGGATCGTGACCAAGGCGTTGTACGCCAGCGGTGTCAAGACCGCGCCCGGTGACGGCATCACCGCCCACGCCCTACGCCACACCGCGGCGTCAGACGTGCTCGATCGCTGCGGGAACGTGCGCATCGTGCAGGGGATGTTGGGCCACGCCAGCCTCGCCACCACGCAGATCTACCTGCGCCGGGCCAGCCTCGACCAACTGCGCGAAGCCATGGGTGGACGCGACTACGCCGCCTAGTTGGTGGCGCCGGCGGGCGGTCAGAGGGGGAGCTTGGAGGAACCCCACACGCCCGCCGGCACCAGAGCCGTGGAACCCAGGGAGGTGACCATGGCCACCCGATTATGCCCGCCCGTTGTCCCCGTTGCGATGGTTCCCGACGGGCAGCGAGTTGACGATGATGGCCACGCCGCCGAGCAGGCCGATGACCGCCAGGATGTCGCTCGAGCTGTCACGGTTCAGCACGAACACGACGATGGCGAGGGCCAAGATGCCCGCCCCCAGCACGAACAGCGTCGCCAGCTGGCGCGCCCGGCTCATCAGAAGATGGCGAAGGCCGCCACGACGAGGGCGAGGATCACGACGGTGATGACCAGGGCGCCGACGAGCACCTCGTGGGGGTCGGGCTCGTAGTCATCCACTACTTGAGTTGAGGGCTGATGCTCGCCGGTATGACGTTTTGCGAACTGATGACATTGATGAGCGAGGATGCCACCCCGACGATCTTGCCTGCCGTGTTGGAACGGTTCACCATGTAGGTCGTCGTGGCGTCCAGGTAGAGCAGGGCCCCGGGGTTCGTGCCCGAAGCGTCGGTCGTGTTGATCGCCCCGTAACCGTTCTTCTGAACGATGAGCGGAACGCTCAGGCCACCCGGCGACGGGGTCAGGGCGACACCGAACACCGGCACCGTCCCGGTCGCCCTCTGCACGTTGGGCACGGTCGTCAGTTCCACACAGTCACCGACGTTGATGAGCGAGTTGGCCGACACTGTGATGGCGTCGCCCTGGGCGCCGTATTGAACACCCGAGGGAGCGCCGGCCATGACCTTGTGGTACGCCGTGTGGGTGTTGGCACACCAGTTCGTGCCCGACCCGTAGAGGTTGGCCGGGAGGTTCACCGCGGGAAACGTGAACTGGGGCAGGTTCCGCGACCCGGGGGCTGTGAGATTGATGAACCCGTAGTGCCCGGCGGGCACCGAGCACGTGGTGAGTTGGAGCTCTGACGCGAAGGCGCAGGCCTTGAGCACGAACGTCCAGACGCTGAGGCAGACCGCGGTCAACGGTGGGTTGGTGGTGGCGTAGGTCGCGCTCCACGTGCCGCCGAGCCCGCGCAGCTTGGTCGCGCCGCCGAGCGTCGTCGGTCCCGCCGAGATGTCCAAGATGACCCCGTTGCCGACGAACTCGACGGAGAGATTCTCGAAGACGCAGTTGATGAACATGTTGCTGCCCGAGGCCGTGCCGCCCGAGTAGACGGGATTGCCGCTGGCGTCCCAGCCGTTCTGCCAGTCGGTCTTGAACATGGCGATCGGGCACCAGCCCAGATGGTTCTGCGCCCAGTAGTCGCCCGCCGCCTGCGAGCCCCCGCTGATGTGGATGCTGGCCATCGTGTTGCGGGTGAAGAAGCACGAGTAGTAGGCGTTGCTCCCGAACGTCGTCGTGTTGTCGGGGTACTCGAGCCCGTAGTAGTTGCCCAGCGACACCACGCCGTAACAGAGGACGTGGTCCGACGTCTGGACCAGGCCGGCGAAGAACCCCGAGATGTTCACGTTGTCCAAAATGACGTAGGGGGTTGTCTGGATGCCGCTGGTCTTGCACAGCGTGTTCCCATAGCCCCGGTTGGTCCCCGGGCCGAGCACCGCCATGTTCGACATGCGCCAGTTCCCGTACTGGCCGAACCCCGTCCCCGCCGAGACGAAGGGCGGTGCGAGAGCTGTGCCACCGGGCCACAGCTCGGCCGAGCACTTGAGCACCGATGCGGACGGCCCCGCCCCGGCCCATGTCGTGTTGCCGTTGTAGTGCAAGGCCGCCGTGCACTTGTACGTGCCGGCCGCGAAGTAGAGGACGCCGCCGTGGCCCGACGTCCCGGCCGTCCCGGCCGCCGTGATCGCCGCTTGCACCGCCGTCGTGTCGTCGTGGACGCCGTCGCCGACTGCGCCGAACTGCTGGGGGGTGAACCACCCCGGCATCGGGCCGCCCGGCGGCCCCATCGGCCCGACCGGGCCCACCGGGCCGACGATCCCGACGAGATTGACGTTGGCCTGCTCGCCGAGCTCGACCTCGACCTGGGCCCCGTCGAGCGTGGTCACTGGGTCACCCGCGCCATGAGCTCGAGGCGGCCCCCCGCCAGCGTGGTCACCACCGCGCTCTGCGTCAGCACGCAGTCCCAGACGCAGAGCTGGGGCAGCGACGTCGACTGGGCCGGGCTGAGGGCGAGCGTCACCACGTTGACCGCAACCGTCGTGGCGAAGGTGCCCGCCACGGTCGTCGAGCTGCGGCTGGCACGGATCTGCGCCGCCACGGTGCCCGAACTGATGTCGATCGGGTTGCCGGCGGTGTCTACGACGGTGAGGGTCATGGAGAAGTTGTCACCCTGGTAAAGGCCGAGGTCGACGGCGGCCGGGAGGTCGCAGATCCGGGTGGTGGCGCCCATGGGCTCACATCCTTTCTTCAATCATGGCGCCGCTCCTCGACGCGGCGCGTGACGTCACTCACGACGTCGCCGACGCTGACGATGCCGACCAGGATCAGTCCGACGACGAGCTCGGCTACGTGGGTGCCCGTCGTGAACACGGCATCGAGGATGACGACGAGGCCGAGGACGAACAGCGCCACGTTGCGGAAGACCCGCGCCCAGCCCGGGACCGCGGCGGGGACGGGCTGTAGGCGGCGCGCTGTCCGCTCAGACGCGGTCGGGCTTACCGTAGAACTGGGCTGAGCCATAGGCGTAGAGATCACCACCGTCGGAGAGCAGCCAGTACCCGTCCTTGGCACAGACGGCGATGCTGATGACGTTGCGACCGGCCGGGAGGTCGCCCTTGTTGGCGCCGCCCTTGTAGACGGCGTCACCGAAGGCGTACACGGCGCCGTCGTGGGTGGTGGTGAAGTAACCCTTGCCACTCGGGGTTTCGTCAATCATCTTCCTGCCTTTCACAGTGGGGGGTACCGGTGACGGTGCGCCGCCGGCGGCCATGGCGATGACCTGGTCGATCGGGAACCCGGTGCCGCAGTCCCAGTGCCCACCGCCCCAGGCGCCCAGGTCGTTGTGCTGGCAGACGCCCGTGCCGCCGCCCTGGGCCTGGGCTGCGCTCAGCTTGACGATGGGGATGCCGAACGCGGCCGCCTCCTCGGCGATCCACGCCGCGGTGTTCTGGAGCATCGTGGGGTGATTGGCCCATTCGGCGGCCGACCAGGCGGCGAAGGCACAGAGCTCGGTCTGCACCGCCACCGGGTTGGCGTTGCTCGCCGTCCAGGCCTTGTTGTTGCGCCCGACGTACTCGCCGACCGTGTTCGGGGTGTCGTCGATGCCGGTATGGCTGGACACGCCCGAGCTCGTGCTGGCGAAGTAGCTGCCGAGCGCCTGGTAGGTCAAAGCGCCCTCCGCGGTGTGGACGACACAAAGTCTGACTTTGGCGCCGCCACGGCTCGAGTAGTTGGGCGACCAGATGCCGACGCGCTTAAGCGTCACGTCCGTGCCGGCGTCGCGGCCTCGACCGCGTTGTTGAGGTCGTCGGTCACGCTGGCCAGCGCCCCATGCAGGTTGTCGAGCTGGTCCTGGGTTACCTGTACCCCACCGCTCAGCTCGCCGAGCAGCGCCACCGCCGAGGCGGTGGCCGCCTGCAACGCTTCGACGTCGCTCTTGATCGTGTCGGGTGTGACGGGTCCGTTCGGCATGTTCAGTCTCCTTGGTTTGGTTCGGTCGGGGCATCGCCCTCGGCGCCGCCGTGGCTCGGCTCGGCCTCGGGCTCGGGTACGGGCTCGGGGATGACCTGTGGCTCTGGTTCGGTCGTCATGGTGGTTCCTTTCATCTTCGAGACAGTGCGTTGATGGCGCGGTCCTGGCCTCGCAACATCCCCCCGAGGGTCGTGGTGGCCCGCGCCACGATCACCTCGACGTCCTCGGCGCCGTCGTCGCCGATGTTGTAGGTGATGCCGAGCACGCGCTGGGCCGTGTTCACGGCCAGACGCCCCGAGGCGATGACAACGGGCACGGTGTCGCCCATGTTGAACAGGCCCCAGGTGTAGAAACCCGGCGTCAGCGTCAGCACGTAGGTCGGATTGAGCACGCCGTAGAGGCCGACGTTGCCCGCCGCCACGGCGTTGAGCCAGCCGGTGTCCGTCGAGGTCACACTGGCCGAGTCGGCGGTCATGAACGTGCCGACGACCGTGGCCGTGGCGTCGGCGTTCCAGTTCTCGCCTATGACCTGGGTGGCCGAGTTGTCCGCGTTGCCGTTGTTGCCGATGGTGCGCCAGTAGTTCGTGTAGTCGGCCGAGGTGACCTGGCGCTGCACCTTGGACACGCTCGAGCCGTAGGCGAAGGTGATGCCGCTCTGGGTCACGCCTTGGGACGGGTAGAAGATGCGCATGGCGTCACGCGTGGCGCTGTTCACCGCCACCTGGGCGCCCGCGTTGGTGCTCATGCACAAGGGCTTGACGTCGTAGTCGAAGCCGTTGGTCAGCTTGGCGAGGTTGTCGAGCTGGGTCGAGACGACCATGTTGCCCTGCTGGGGCACGGTGCGGTTCACCCCCGAGGGCGGCGTGCGCTGAGTGCCGTTGCCGTTGGAGTGGAACGTGTAGAGCGGCAGGTACGAGCCCGGGGAGAAGGCGTGCTGGCTGCCGATGGGGTAGGTCGAGAACGGGGCGGCGGCCCAGCTGCGCCACTGGTCGGCGCAGTAGTCCTGGTCGAAGACCGGCGGCGTGCCCGAGCCCATGAAGTCGGTGCCGATCCCGGTGTAGATGCGCCGGGCGAACATGGCCAGATAGTCGTGGCAGCTGAACGTCACGGTGTGGCTCTGCTCGTCGATCTGGTCGTCCGAGGCGTCGACCATGCCACGGAAGACGGGAATGTCGGCTCCTGAGTTCTCGTCCCAGCGCCAGGCGATCACGTCATGCTGCAGTTCTTGAATCAGCGCACAGTCGGCGGCGTGCCCATCCATGTCGAAGGTGAGGGTGGCGGGCGTGTCCCACGCCTGGACCAGCTTGCGGCTGCGCGCGCTGTCGAGCTGACTGATGATCGTGTTCGACCAGATCTGGTCGTTGAACTGTCGCTTGTGCAGCGTCAGGCGCCAGCGGCCACGCCCCGATGGTATGGGCGTCGCCATCAGGTCAAGTACCCGTCGTACCAGGAGACGACGCACTGGGTGCCGGTGCCGTTGGAGCCCCCGACACCGTCCATCTGGATTCTGTTGTAGCCCGGAGCGACGACCAGGACAGGCCACGTCGTGCCCGACGTCGGGCCCGTCCACAAGAGCTGATTGAGGATCGACGTGGTGCCCGCCAGCGCGGTATGGGCGGCGCAGTCGATGACGATCGACGTCCCGGCGGCGACCACGTAGGTGTTCACGAACCAGACGTAGCCGTAATAGAGCACCGGCCCGGTCGCCGGCCAGCACTGCCAGCTGACTCTGGGGCCGGTCACCGGCCCGGTGATGGTGAGCACGGGTCGGAACGGCACATCGCCGGGGCTCGAAGCGTTGTGCCAGGTCGCCCAGTCGGCGATGGTCACGCTCTGTTGCGTCGGGGCGTAGGCGATCGGGTTCGGCGCGATCCACTGCAAGGCGATGTCGCGCTGGGCAGCGCCCACGATGGGCCAGTCGTAGGCGTCGGGGCGCAGCGTGAGCGTGCGCTCGGGCGCCCCGGGGCGGTCGAGCACGTAGTGGAGCACCGGGCGCTGGCTCGGCACCATGTAGGGGGCGAAGCTCGCCGCGACGGCGTCGATCGAAGAGGCGCCGGCGCCGGTGAGCGCGGTGATCGCAGCGGTGACGGTGCGCGCCCCCATGTACTGGGTGCGATCAATAATTCCGTCCTGATCTGGAGCACTGTTCATCACGGTGCGCGGCACCGGGGTGCCCAAATCGAGGCTCTGGCAGAACCAGCCGCCGGCCGGGTTGTCGAGCTGGATGGTGGCGCCGCTCGGCAGCACGAGCCATGCCTTGCGCACACAGGTCGGCAGGCCAGAGATGGCGGTGTCGATCGTCACAGCCGGTTCCTCGCCACCCAGGCGGCGCGGCGCATGAAGGCGTCGACGTCCACGCCGCTGCTGAAGTGGGCGTTGTTGACGACGACGGCCGGGCCGCTCGAGCCGGCCGGTGCCGGCGTGATGGCCTCGCCGGCGTGGGCGTAGATGAGTCCGCTCGCGGTGATGAGCCCGCCCTGGGCCATGTGGGGGATCTTGGGGATCGACGGCATGCCGATGTCGACGCTCGGGGTGTGGAACCCGAAGATGTCGACCGATGGCGTCTTGAAGTGCAGACGGTCCCAGGCGCCGATGACGAAGTTCAGGACGTCCACGAAGGCGTTGCCGATGCTGTTCCACATGCCACTGGCAATGCCGGCGATCTGACCCGGTATGCCGGTGAAGAAGTTGACGAAGTCCGACCACACCGTGTGCATGAAGCTCACGGCCGTGCCGACCGCAGCCGAGATGTCCCCCCAATATTTGACGATCAGGAACGCCGCCGCCGCGACCGCGGCGACGAACGCCACAACGGCCGCGATGATCAGCCATATCGGCGCGCCGACTATGGCCTCCAATATCGCCGTCGCGGTGAGCGCGGCATTCCACAACCACGTCGCCGCGGTCGCCACCCCCGAGGCTATGGCTTCACCGATCTCGGCGATCTTGAGAAAGTTCACCGCGTTCTTGGTGATCTCGATCGCCGAGCCGAGCCCGACCATGGCGATGCCCGCCGCCGAGATGGCCGGCCCGTACTTCTGGGCGAACAGCGAGACGTGATCGGTGACCTCGGCCCGCAACGCGTGCAGGTGGCCGGTGAAGGTGTTGGCCTGCGCGCTCGCCTGGCCGCCCAGAGTGTTGCCCAGGTCGCCGATGGCCTTGTGATAGTCCTTGGTGCCGTCGGTGTTCTTGGTGACGGTGATGCCGAACTCCTTGAAGATGCGGGCGCTGCCGTTGTAGGCCTTGCCGAGCTGGCCCGCCGCCGCGGTCAGGTCCTCGTGTTTAGCCGCCGCGAGGTCGGTTGCCGTGTTCAGCAGCTTGAGCGCCTCGGTCGGGTCGTGGGTGGCCGAGGTGAGCACGCGCAGCGCACCTTGTGTCTCGTCGGCCGTGTTGCCGAACTTCTCCTCGTGGCCGATGGCGGCCTCGACCTGGGTGCCGTATTGGTCGTAGGAATGGCCGGTGGCTTGGATCGCCGCCTGGAGCTGGGCATGTGCGGCCTGGTCCTTGGACGCCATGGCGGTGACAGCCAGCCCGACCCCGGCTGCTGCGCCTCCGATGCCCGCCATCTTGAGGCCGGTGCTCTTGGCGTGCTCGCCCATGTTCTGCATGGACTGGTCGGCGGTCTGGAGCGCGTTGCCGAACGGCCCCAGCACGCCGCTCGAATTGAGCTGGCCGAGCATGCCGCTGAACGCTGAGTGCATGCCCTGGGCCGCGCTCTGACCCTTCTGACCGGCCTGGGTGAATGACTTGCCAAGCCCGGTGACGTCGCCGAGAATTTTCACCATAATTGACGGCCCCGCCACTACGCCGTCCTGTTCGCTCGGGCGATCTCCTCGGCCTCGACCTCCATGAGTCGCACCATGGCGGCGAAGTCCTCGTCACCCAGCTCGTCGAGGCGTTCGGGTGTCATGCCCCAGAAACGGCAGAATCGGGCGCGGGCGTCGGCGATTTGCCGTTCGTAGGGTTTTCCTCCGCCACCTCAACTTCGACGTCGTAGGCGTGCATCCACAGTGACGTCGGATCACGCTCGGGGTAGTCGCGCAACAGGGCGCGGAAGGCGATGATGCGGAACGGGGCCGACGTCGCCAGGGCGGCGAAGTCCACGCCCTCAATTTTCGTGATGAGGTCGAGCACGCGCTGGGACGGCAGGCGGGCGCTGAAAGCCTGGCTGACGCGCACCAGCGTCGGCAACGGCACGTCGGCAGAAATGGCCGAGTACTCCTGGGTCGGCGGCTCGGCGTCGTAGGGCTCGTTAATCATGCACGGCCTCCGCGGCGGTCGTCTCGTTCGTCCAGTTGAAGCCGTCGAAGGCCTTCTGTGCCCCGGCGCTGTAGAGCTCGGCCGCGGTCGACGCCAACTGCTCGGCGGCGGGGAACAGGTAACGCCCGGCCGCCACGTACTCACGGCCCGCGGGATACCCGCCGAAGTCGACGGGCCCGGCGTAGGGCAGGGCTTTGGAGCCCACGCGCACCGCGGCGCCCGAACGCGTTCCGCTCGTGCGCACGCTGCCCGCCAGGCGTCCCGAGACCTGGGGATAGCTCGAGCGTGCCTGGGGATAGCTCGAGCGTGCCTGGGCGGCGACCGGCTCGGCCGCCTGCTTGCCGGCCGCGCTGAGCGCCTTGTTCAGCGGGCCGGCGTCGTCACAGAGCCGGTTGGCGTCGCGCACGAGCGCACGCAGGCCGACCACGTCGACCGTCGGGGTCGTGGGCACCTAGCGCCGCCCGACGCCCAACCACGCCAGCGTGGTTACCAAGGCAATAACGCCGACCTCGATCAGCAGAACCACCCATTCGGTATCAGTCATCTCACGGGTGCTTTCCGGTGACCCAGGTGGTGCCGTTCCAGTTGTTGGCTAAAAGGTCGGCCGTGATGACATAGGCGCCGGCGGCCCACGTCGTCGCCGGCGTCGCCGTGATACCGGTCAGCGCGGCCAGGTTGGCCGGTGTGGCCGCCCCGGCCGGTGTGTAGAACCCCGGCGCGCCCGAGGTGGCGCCGGTGGCCACGATGGCGCCACTGTTGACCGTCGGCGGTGCCGCCAGGTTCCAGTCGATGGTGATGTCGCTAGCGGCGCCGGCGTCACCGATGAGCAGCTCGAAGGGTTGGGGCACGACGTTGCCCGTGATGATGGGGTTGGACGCGCTGGCCACCTGGCTGGCGTGCGGCCGGGCAGTAAAGGTAGCGAGTGCGCCGGTGCTCACGTAGTTCGTGTACGCCGCGTTCAGCGTGGCGTACACCGCGCCCGGATCGAATGACTGGTGGAACGTGACCTTCAGATGCCACTTGGTGACACCCACGTAGTCAACTTCCGCGCAGAAGCTGGTGACCGTCACAAGCTTGTTCTCTGGGATCACCTCGAGGTGCTTCACCAGACAGCGAAGGTTCACGCCGTTCAGGTCGAAATAGGCGTCGTTGAGGATCAAGGGCGCCGCGGTCGGCGGCACCGGATCGCCGGTCGCGGTCAGCGTCACCTCGGGCGGCTTGTCGAGCACGGCGGCGCCACCGTTTTTTGCTTCTGGGCTCATGGTTCCCCTTTCACATTCGGATCTCGAGGGTCAGGTCGGCCGCCAGCACGTTGACGTTGGTGCTGGCGATGGCGACGCGGCGCCAGTTGGACTGCGTAGTCACCTGGAGCGACTGCACCGTGCCACCCAGGCCCGGGTCGACCGACAGCGCCGCTCGAGCCCCCGCCAAGAGCTCGTCGAGCGTGTCGGGGTCGTTCGGGCCGGCGTAGGCGCCCACGATGAACTCGACCAGGTCGGTCCCGAACGAGCTCGTGTCGTAGGTCACCGTCCGCGGGTAGACGCAGACATAGGCCGGCGGGTTCAGCGTCTCGGGTGGCGTGGCGAAACTCGCCACGTTCCAGCCGTCGCCCGCTGTCGACAACACGTCGGCGATCGCCGCGGCGACCGGGGCGCGCTGCCAGCTCAAGAAAATACCAGCGGGGCATAGAGCGCATAGAGACGTTCGGTGTCGGGGTCGGCACGTCCGACGCGGACCACACCCATATCCCCCCAGGCGATCGTCCCGTCGAGAGAATCGCGCCGGCGATAGATGCGGCCCGCGTCCATGACGCACGCCTGGAACACGGCGTCGGGCAGGGTGGTCGTGTCGGACAACCACTGTGAACCCGTCCGCCCGATGCCGTAGGCGATGGCGGCGAGGCGGCACTGGTCGATGACGGCGTCCTCCGCCGCGTCGGGCTGCAGGCGCAGCCACGAACGCACGTCGGAGAGTCTCGGCCAGTTGCCGCCCGCCATGGCTTACTTCCTGCTCCGTGCCCGGGGCGTGCCCGGTCCTGAGCCCGGCGCTTGCTCGTCGGCCTGGGCCTCGTCGGCGGGAGGCTCGTCGGTCGGCTCGGCGTCGGCCTCGACCACCGTCGGCAGCGTGCCCACCACGGTGAGCGGCACGAAGCTGGTGGTGTCGAGCGTGCCGAACGCCACATAGCCGCCGTAGGCGACCTGCACGCCGAGCAGGGACGGCTCGATGACGCTCAGGAGCCCGATGACCTCCTCGTAGACCTCGTAGAGCGTGGACGGGCCGACGATGAGGGTGCCTGAGGCGAAAGTGGGCACCACGATGCGCGGCAGCCCGAACAAGTCGCCGGCGAACATGCCGAGCTGACTGGTGCCCGGTGCGCCCATCTCGCGTGTGGTGTCAACGGGCAGGACGACTCGCGTGGTGTCGACCAGGGCGCCCAGGGCGGCCCATACGTCGAGGGAGCACCAGATCCGGTCGGGCATGCGCCGGGCCTGCTGGTAGGAGTGCATGGCCGCGGTGTAGAGCCCGGTGGCCCATTGGGAGAGCGTGACGGGCTGGGCGGCCGTGCCGACGCTGACCGCGGTGCCGGTCGCAGCGGTCCTGAAGTTGGCCGCTACCGCCGTCTCGGTCTGCACCGAGTACACCTCGGCCAGGTCGCGCACGACGATGTCCCACGCCGCGGGGCTGGTCCAGTCGATGTCCTGGCGGCTGATGTCGACGTAGCCGCCGTAGGTGGCCTTGGTGAAGGTGACCGGGCTGACCACCATGGCCTGGGAGCTCAGCGCCGTCTTCTGCGTGGCCTGCACGCCGACGGTGGTGTGCGTGGTGACCTTCGGCCGGGTGAAGGTGGTGCCGGCGATCCCGCCGAGCCCGCGTGCACCACCGAGGCTGGTGATCAGCGGGCGGAAGCTGTCGATGAGGCTGACCACCTGGCCGATGATCGGCGTCGGCAACAGGCCCGGCGTCTGGGTCGTGGTCATGTCGGCGCGCTGGGCGTAGAACGAACCGAGACGTGATGCCGCCTGCTCGTCGCGCACCGAGCGGTCGAGGATCGAATTGCCCCGTACGTAGTCCACGATGAACTCACCGGGTGTCGACCAGGGTGCGGGCCGGTTGGGCACGGCGGCGGCGCGTACGGCGGCGGCTTCTGGACGTGGCAGCGCGGACACGGTGTCGTTATGTGTCGCTCGCAGGGCCTCGAAACCGGCCAGCGGCTCGATCTGGGCGTCGATCTCGTTGATGCGCTGGCGGGCCGCCTCGAGCAGGTTGCGCTCGGCGTCGACCAGATCGCGCTCCTCGCCTACTTGGCCGAGGATGGCGTCGATGGTCGAAATCTGCTCGTCACGCTGTTCGCGCAGACGGTCAAGGACAACGTTGGGCATGGTGCCGTTCCTTTCCGGAATGTCGGATTCGGGGCCAACACAGATGCATGGCGCCACGTTGCCCCCACGATGGCCCGGCGGTGGGCACTAGGGCCCGGGCGTCGGGCCGGGCGTCGGAACGGACCGGCCGCGGTCTAGTCGCTGGTCGCGGACTCTAACGCTTCGCGCCACTTACGCCAAGCATCCACCTGGCGCACGGGCCGGGTCACCTGGGCCTCGCGGATCTGCAACGCGTCCATGGCGGTGCGGACCTCGGAGACGCCGGCGTCCTCGAACACCGGCGTCGGCGTCAGGCTCACCTCGACGAGGCGCGACTCGAGGTGGGTCACCTTGTCCTTGTGGTCGGGGCCGAGGGCGGGATCCCACTCGTCCCAGGCGATGTGGTCCCAGGTGGATTCGCGGGGCTGGAACCCCACCGACAGCCCGACCAGCAACCCGTCGGCCGCGGCGCCGGCGGCGCGCTGGGCCTCGGGAGAGGATTCGTCGAGACGCCACACCCCGCGCAGCCCGTCGTCGTGTGACCACTTCTCGGCCACGCCGACGGGGATCCGCTGGCGGTCGTGGAACAGCATCAACGGCAACCTGGAACCCGACCCGCCGGCGGTCGAGCGCTTGAAGCTGTTGAGGGCGTGGCGCTCCATGAACATGCCGCAGTCGCCCCAGGTGTCGTACGGCACGGCGCGCCCCTCGAGGTAGCGGTAGGGCTTCTTGCCGGTCACCTCGGTGTCGACGAGCTCGAGCCGGGTGGCGTAGGTGCGGGCCTCGGGTGCGATGGTCATGGCTGGACTCCTCCGGTTTCGCCGGTGTCGGGTGCGAGCGGCGCGTTGGGGTCGTCGGGCGACGCGGTCGAGGTGCCGCCGAGGTCGGCCGTCGCGCCGACAGCCCCGAAGGTCTGGGGCGGCAGGCCCACCATCACCCGGGCCTCTGGGATCGACATGATGCCGGCGGCGACGCCGGACACCGCGGCCGCCATGGACGTCGCCAGGTCCTCACGGAGCAGCTGGCTGCGCTGGAAGCGGATGGTGGTCCCGCGCGGCAGCCAAGCGTTGGACCAGACGTCCTCGAAGTCGGCCAGCACGGGCTCGAGCGACGTGCGCAGGACCTGTTGGTACTGCGGGCCGGCGGTGCGGTACGTCATGCCGGCCACCGGGGCCCCGAGCCAGTAGCCGTCGAGGTTGAACATGTTCGCCACGTCGATGAGCGACAGGCGTCGCGCTTCGGACAACTGGGTGTCGGTCGGCGACCACGCCAGCGGCTGGATCACCGTGCCGTTGGGCAGGATGACCGGCTCGCGCACCGGGCCTGAGAAGTTGGTCATCCACGTCGCCTTGGCCTCGTCGGCCACTTCCTGGGTCAGCGTTGCCTGCGGGGTGATGATGGCGGCCGAGGGCACCGCGCCGTTGGAGAGCGCCCCGCGCTCGTACTCCTCCTCCATCGCCACGCGGTCGAGCGTGTTCAGGTACTCCTCGACGACGCCGACGCCGCGCACCGGATAGAAGCGATCGGCACCGCGCTTGACGTGGATCACGTCGTCGGTGTTGAGCGGCTGGCCGAGGTAGTTGTACGACGCGGCGGGCCCGGTCGGGTCGACCCAGTTCCACATGATGTTGACCCACTGGACGGGCAGCCAGACGACGCTCAACGGCCAGCCATCAGCCCCCCGGGCCGTCACGTAGCTGATGGCGTTGCCGTTGAGCAGGTAGTCCTCGACGTTGACCTGGACGAACCACGACCCGGCGTTGTCCATGTCGGGGCGGCTGAGCAGACGCGGCTGGCTGTCGAGGCGCGTATAGCCGCGGTAGGCCTCCATGGGCATCTGCTTGCACATGCCGCTGTAGAGCTGGAGTGCCCGCCCGACCGCCGGCACCTGGCGCGCCGTCGAGGCGTCGACCACGTAGGGCCCGACGCCCGCGAGCAGGTTCACCCCCGGCGGCATGGCGCTGCGCGCCCGGGCGCTGGTGATCATGGGCCCGCTCGGGGTGGCGGTCAGCGTCATGTCCCTAACACGCTATGCCACGCCGCCTGGTGCTATAA